GTAATTGCATTTGTTAATATATTGGTCAGGTGAATGCCTACCAGCGTATCGTAACTATCAAAGTTGCCACCATCAGGAATGTCAGCAGCTACAGTTCCGACCCCTTGCAGCATATATCGTCTAAAATCTTGTGCCATTTGTTACTCCTATAAGGCAATCGCCACAGCTATACTAAAGCCTTTTGTTGCAAAACTTGTGGTATCTGCTGCTGCATCATTCCAGTTAGCGCCATCATAAACTCTTAGAATGTTGTTACTGCTGTCAAAATACAAATCACCAGCATCTACTGTGCCAGCATTACCTGTTGGCGCAGCACCTGTTTGATATGCTTCTGCGGCAGCATCATTAGTAAATGCTCCGTAATACACATCACGCTGCGTCTGTGTTTCATTCTTAGCCTGATTTGCCCAATACTTAGCTGAGTATTCAGCAGTACCACCAGAGCCAGTAACAGCAGTGTCACGATCAAAACCTGTGCCACCACCTATAGACCATTGTTTAGCAGAGCCAGTGTTCATGCCTGAGTTGTCACCAGTGCCAATGGAATACTCTTTTGCAGAATACTCTGTGCCGTCAACCTTACCAGTAGTTTCAATAGCCCAGTCTTTTGCTGGCCCTAGACCAGCACCATCTGTTACACCAGTACCACCAATAGCATACGCTTTCGATGAATAATCTGTTGTTACACCATCATTAACAACGCCATCTGTTTTGACCGCCCAATCGTCAGCAAAGGCTGCATTAAGCGCACTTGCTGCCGCAGCCGTAGCGCTACCAGCCGCTGCCGTTGCGCTGCTAGCTGCATTATTTTCTGATGTTGTTACAGAGGTAAGATCAATTAACTGATCCCATTTAGCAGCATCAGCATTTGATGATATTGGTTGAGATCCAGACGAAGTGTGTGATGTATTGGCAATATAAATACTGCCATCAGACGTATCTTTAATAAGATCACCTTGTGCATATGTATAACCAGATGACCAATTTCCTTGCCAAGAACCTTGAGATGCAGCAATTGCTGCGCCTGTCGAATCAAATGCAATAAATTTACCTGCTCTAGTTGCAGCTTCTGGTATGGTTAATGATACAGATGCGTCATAATCTACAAGGCGTATTGACCGTTTAATTTCATCGTTTAGGTCAGCAGAAATAGCTGTAAGTCTATCTAAGCCTGTGTTTAAAGAACCAATGTCAAATGGGCCAGATGATGGAAAGTCAGTTACTCGTTCAATATCAATTTCACGAGTTATAACAATTGTTGAATTACCAGCAGCACCTGTAATCAAACTTGTAAAATGAATAAATCCATCTGTGCCTGATGTATGTACAGTTCTAGCAGTAACATCATTGTTATCTGCTGTAAGATAATCTGATGTTAATGTTTTTAGAACGCCATCTATGTATACATTTAAATCAGCGTCATCAAAAAATTCAAAATCAACAGTAAATACTTGCTGCGTGGCACCAGCAGCAAGATCGTAACTATTTCTTGGTACGTTATCAGCTAAATTTATTGTCATGCCAAAACCCTACTCCTGTTTAACAAAATGCTCAACGCACAATTAGTAACGTTTTGCTGTAAAAGCATTACTAGCTTCATTCATAAAATCTTTCCACATCCAAAGTCTTGCAGTTGGCAATGTTCTAATTAATTTTTTGCTGCCCTCACCATAATTACCGTCAATAAACTCTTTGACACCTCTGCCAACATCTAAACCATAACTTGGGCCAGCACCTGCTAGACCCACAAAAGCATCAGCAATGTTTTCTTCTTGTGGAAACTTTGGTTGTAGCAAGCCCATGGAAATATCCGGCCCACCAAGAGCCATTGAAGTGTTCATTGCTGTATAAATGCTATCTGAATACAGTGCAGCTATACCAGACATGTCAAAAGAACGTGCAATTTTATCTGATAATGGCATTTCATCCATAACAAAATCAGGGTTCTTTAGCTCAAGGCCCATATAAGCTAATCCCATAGATGCTGCTAGTGCTACTGCTCTGTTTCTTGCCTGACCTGTAGCGTATGAAGCTGTAATTTTGTTTACCGCTGCTAATGTGTATGAGTAGAACTGAAACGGAAGGCCAAGCAATCCATTTTCTATTCGTGTATATCCACGGTATTTAGGGTCTTCCTTGCCGCCAAATTGTTTAGCTATGCGGTATGGGACATAAACAACGCCATCAACAATGTTTGGTTTATCTGCTGGTGTACCCATTAAAATTGTATTCATAATACCGCTGTTAAGGGAGCTACGAAACTCTAGTTTTAAATCTTCGTATTGTCTAGGCCATTTTTCTGTGTTCGGTAAATACAAACCTTTGTCTGTTTGCTCAATAATACCATTATCAACAAGCTCACGAATACGTTTAGCTTTTGACTGATCAATGCCGTAACGAGCAAGGTACTCTACTTCAAACTTAGTAGCTTTTTTGCCGCTGCCAGCAAAACGCATAGACATTTGTATTAGTGAATGCCCTCTAACAATAGCGTCTAACTTTTTCATAGTGTTAGTCATAGGGGCAAGTAAGTTTGCTTGATAAAAGCCCCATTTGAGCTTGCTCATATACTTGTCATAAGTGCCTTCATTAAAAGGATTGTTAGTTACATCGTCTATAAGACGCATGTGAACATCGCCTGATAAAACCTCAATAGCTTCGCCACTTAGCCCAGCTTCTTTTGATGTTTGACGTACTCTTGAATCTGAAATTGTACTAAATAAAGATTTAAACACATCGCCAAGTTCATGCTCCATCATAATTTTTGCAAAATCAGGGAGTGTTGAGAATCCAGCGGAGCCTAAATAATTAAGCTGTGCAAAGTCTCTAAGGACTGTAGCTGTACGTTGATCCCATGAATGTGGTTCACGCAATACTGTGCCAACTACACGGTCGTGTAAATGCAATATGTCTTTGCGTGTTGCGTTTATTTCATTAACAGTATTGCCATTAGCAATCATGTCTGCTTCTACATCATCAAGAACATCTTCTATAGATTTGCCGCCAAACATTTTTGCAAACTCATACTGCGGGGCAACTCTTTGTGTGTACGCCCTCATAACAGCCAGCGGATCATTCTGTATGTAATCTAATACCTTTGCATTTGGTATATCTAATGTTCTGTGTCGTGTGTGTTTAGATTTGCCAGCACCATAGAAAGCATTCATATCATCTGCCGTGTTAGCCATATCTAAAATATTATCTACAGCTTCTTTTGCTCGTAATTCAACAGCGGCTCTGCTGTTGTCTAGCTCCTGTCTAACAAAACGTGGTGATGTTTTACGCATTTGCAAATGCTGCTGTTTCATAAAATCAAGCGCAGCTTCATTTACACGCATCTCATAGCTTACGTTATCTTCTTTGTACTTACGTTTTAAAGTTCCGTGTTGAAACTCATGCAACAAAACAAAATCTGCATAGTCTCTATATGAGCGAAACGCATCTGAATTATTCAACATAAATGCATTGTGATGATACACTTCATTGCTAAAATTGCTTTTAGCACCAAAGGTGTCGTTCTTTTCGTAAGCGGTTTTTTTATCTAACAAAGCTTCTTTAAAGCGTCCGTACTTACGAAACGCACCAGCCTTGTCAATGTAGACAATGCCAGCCTCATTATCAAAATACATATGCATGCCAAGCGCACCATCAGGATGATGCTCTTTAATTTTTTGAACAGCTTCAAAACCATCTACAACTTTTCTAACATTAAAATTTTGCCCTAGCTTAGATACAAGCTGCTCATTAGACATATCAATAAAATTAGAAAGAGGACGCTCTTGAGATTCATTAGCTACATAAATTACATTATGTTCTTCAAAATGATCTGCTAATATTTTTTCAAACTGCTGCCTGTTTTCCCTAATAGCATCTCTGTTCCAATATCTAGGAAACATAAATTCTTCGCCAGATGGTGTGACTGTTGTGTCTTTTGCAAACTGTAAACTTGTTTCATCATTAAGAAGTGATTGTTCTTTGCGATCATAGCGTTCTTTTAATTTTTGCAAATAATCAAACTGTTTAGGCGTTCCGCCTTGTTTTTGTTTGCTATCAAACGCAGATTCAAGCTCATCAATTTTGTCTTGTATTTCCATAAGCTGTTGTTCTTTTTCAACAATGCTACGCTGCAAACGCTTAACATCGCCAAGCATACCAACTTCTTTAAGCCTATCTTCCCATGTTTTATAGAAAGCTTTTAGTGCTTCAATAGATTCTTTTTCCGCAGTGGTTGTTGGCTTATCGCCATTAATATATTTTCGATTTACTTCTTTTAAATATGCAGAGAATGAACCATCAAAGTTTGATAGGTTTACATCAGCTACTACTACAGAACCACCTCGTTTAGTATGCTCACCAAATTGGCGCATCATATCAGTGTATGCTTTTACCCACTCACCATTTCTAGTTTGTGCATATTGATATACAGACTTAGGTGTAGCCATGCCATATTGATTTAATTTTAACAATATGCCGCTATCGCCTGCTAACTTGATTGTAGCAAGCTTTACGCTTTGAGGAACCTTACCACGCAAAATACGCTTCATGCCTGTTGATACGCCTGTATAGAGCCATGAATCAGTAAACACATTGCTTGGCATATTAAACGGTTCTGGTGTTTCTAAACCTTGTATTTCTTCTGCGCGGCGCAATAATCGTTCTTGTTTTGCTGCACCTAGCCTTGTTTCAGCAGCAATAATATCATTTGAAATTGCCGCTTCTGCGGCATCATGCTCTTTAATAGTTATTGTTTTAGCATTGAGTTTACGCCTGTTGTCTTCTAATGCTTTTTGAAGGCCTTCAATAGTTTTAGGCGTTTTAACTTCGAGGTCATTGATTTCATTTACAGTTTTTTTGCCAAGAGGTCTTTGCTCTCGTGTGCCAATTAATGCAATGTCTTCAGCAGTAAAATCTTTAACAGCTTCTGTAAACTCAAAAACATCTTCCTCTGTCTTCTTTATTACAGCACCTCTGCGTCTAGCTGGTATAGACACAAGAGTTCCAATAGCACCACCAATAACAAAAGCTGAACCTATATTCATTGCTATTTCAGATTTTGTTGCAAGCGGATCAAACGGCGCACGAGCCGCTTCTAAACCAGCTTGTGTTACACCTACGCCAACACCAGTACGCAAGAACTGTCTGCCAGCAGTAGCGGCTGCACCGCCAAATGGCAAAGCTACTAAGTTAATAGGGTCAAATACACCAGCACCAAGATTAGCCCAGAATGATGAGTCAGCTAAAACTTGTCTGCGTTTTTTGTTTTCGTTTAATTGCATTTTAAGATCTTGCATGTGATCTTCGCTTACAGCGTTCATAAGATGATGTTTATATTCCTCATAACCACCCATGTCATCAAGAGCATTGTACCCTTGTTGAACCTCTGTTCCATGATTAACAGCGTTTTTAACAACATTAAATATAGGAGCATATTGATAGCCAAGTGCTGCCGGAACAGTGTCAGCAAAAAACTCAGGTTGTTCTACACGTTGTAAAGACTGTCTATCAGCCACATCTGACTCAATAAAAGTCGGCTGTGTTGTTTCCCAAGGATTAATTGCCATTAATTTTTATCCTTAAATGGCGATTTTATATTACTTAAAGCTTTAATGTTTTTATTAATCCGAGCTTTGGTTACTCTGTTTATTTCTATTCTTCTTAATGTTTTTGTATTAGAATCATATATTTCATCTTGTGCTTTTTCTTTTCTTATATTGAAAATATCATCATAAGCTAACTCTGTTCCAATAAGTATTGGGCCACCTGTTTTATTAGGTATCATTCTAAGCTGACCATCATCAGCAACATAATAAGCTATATATTGAAATGTTTTTAGTTCTGAGTTTCTTGTAACAAACCCCTCTTCTGACAAATCATCTTCTAACTTATATTCTAGGGGCAATGAATCAGGCTGGAATGCGCTTGCTGTTGTTGGAACAAGTTTAATTTGCCTGTTTCTATCAATTCCAAAATACCTATCATCTAAGACAAAATTTTCACCGCTTAATTGTTGCACTAACTCAGTAGTGTTTCTGTAAAAAGTTTGTCTTTCTGCGTTATCTGGCAAAATTCTTTTTATCGCAAACATGGACTTAGTGCTATTTGAATTGTATCTATCAACAACAACGCCATCTGTTTCAATGTATGAAGTTTCAAACATTTCATTTATATGATTGTCTAAATCGTCTTTTTTAACGCCAGACATAATTAAATGTTTTACATATGGCCTTACAGTTTCAATCATTTCATAATCAGTTCCAAATTCTTCTTGCAAATAAGAAGTTAAAACTTCTTTGGCGGAAACATCATCTTCTGCATCAAACACAGATTTAATTGTGTTGTTTACAAGAGGTGTGTTTTGCATGTTTTCTTTTAATTTAGCTGCAAAAGGAACAATATCTTCAGCACCACCAACTATGGTTATAGCATTTAAAGTGCGTAAAAATGCGTTATCTTCTTTTGATAAAGTTGAATCTAATGTTTTATTAACAATAGACCCTCCAATATTTACTTTAGATAAATAGTTGTAGTGGCTAAGAAGTGTTTTCATTTCTTGAGATTTCATCGGCTCAAGTCTAGCAAGCCTTTTTAAACTCAACTCCATGCCTGTTGATATTACATTCTTCTTAACAAGAAAAAATTTCCAAACAGCATCTTCTTTAGTTGATTCTTCACTAGAAAAATAAGGAACCATGTTAGGGTTTTCTGGATCCATTCCATCAATTTGCCTAGCTATATGAAAGTCAACAGCATCTTTTATTCCGTTGTCCGTTGAATCAACAACATAATTTTTATCAACTACGTTTTCTCTATTTATTTGCCGTTGTGTTTTTTTCTTAACTTCTGCCTCACGCCGTTCAAGGCCTAGGCGCAAGTCTCCTACCTTTTGCTGTATAGACTTTTTGTTTTCTTTGTACCCATCTGAATCGAGTAGTTCTTGCACTTGAGGCACAAGAGACTTAGGTAAATTATCCGGAATAACGCCTGTATCAATTGCGCTTTCTATAAGAATGCCAACATCAGAATTCATTTGTTTTGTTACATTATTATCATCAACATAACTAGAATTGTAATTCATCCGCTTTGTAAGCATTCCTTCTGGGAGTGCTTTTAATATTAATTGCACATTAGCTTTATGCTGTGGAACTGTAAGTATTCCAGATTCTAAACCTGCATCCATTTCAGCAATAGCTAAGTCAGCAATAAGCTGACTTGTTCTAGTAACCTCTCCACCCTCATAATCTAAAGGGTCTACGGTTTGGATTACCGATACAATTTCTTCACTTGCATTAATTGCGTCTTGATCAAGCCCTGCTCTTAACTGATCAGCAACAATAGCTGCTCTTTTGCTCATGAGATTGAACTTAGTGCTAGCAATGAATGCTGCACCTGTATCTTTAATTATGTTTTTAAATCTATCGTTTAGTATGCCTGCATTGTTTTTAGGCTCAATCATCTGAGCAACATAGTCTTCCATTGATTGACTATATTTTTCAACACCATGAGGATCGTTTTGATATTTTAAAAATAAATCACGCCCACGGTCTTTAATTTGTTGATCAACGTCATTAATAAATCTGCGATCAAGAACTTCTTCGTATGATGCCTGCGCTACTGTGCCAAATTTTTCTGGTATATTGTAAGCTTCTGGCTTTCCAGTTTCTGGATTTATAGTACGCAAAGCCTGCGTTTTAACAGCTTCAGCAGTTTCCTTACCTTTTTCTTCAGCCTGTCTGCCAGCCTCTTTAAAAGCAATTTGTGTAAGATTGTCGGCTGCATTAGCTACAGTGTTATAATAATTTTCAGCACCAGTATCCATCTTCACAACACCAATGCGTTGATTGCGGAATTGTTGCTTTTCTCTAATTACTGCCATACTGCTAACTCTTTACTGTATTATATTGATACAATCCTGATGATAGTGTTGATAGTGCTTGTATGTTTGCAGAACGCCTTGCGTTTGCCCCTCGCATCCTTGTTACTTGAGCTTGCATGGCTAGTTGTGAGCTATCTGCATATCCTTGAGCATCGGATCTAGCAACGTCTGTGTAAGCAACCTCGCGCTGTTTATCCATAAATGCTTTTACCGACCTATCAGAAACATCTCTGCCAGAAAAAGCAAACCAAGCAAGATTGTTTGCTCTTGCGGCATCATACTGATCTAAACGATCAGTGTGTCTTTGACCTGCAATAACTTCGTTTTGTTTTTTTTCTTGCTCTAGCTGTGCAGCTTCTGCATTTGCAGCAGCTTGTGCGCTTTTTCCAGCTTGTATTGTCGCGTATGCACCTAGAATTGAAGCACCTGCCATTATAAATTGAAACATTAGAATGTCACCTCTGCTATCAAACCATTTACCTGTAAGGACAATGGTGCTTTTTGTGTAATTTTAATTGTTGGATCTTTGCTGTAACCAAGTAACCTAAACTCTTTCTTGCCCTCAACCGCAACTCTGTCAAGACTAAGGTCATCAAGGACAGTGCGTATAATAAGTTCTTTATCGTTTACACTTATAGATAAGGTGTTAAGCAAATCTAGTACAACTCTGTTTACAGATCTTGGTTGACCAGTTAATGGCCCACCAGCAACCTGCGCGTCTATTGGTAATGTTTCTGCAACAACATCAAATTTATAACCAATCTCTGCGCTTGTTATTAAAGCAACAGAAGACACATCAACATTACCACCCGCTACAATAAATTCACCAATGTAATCTGTGCCATTAATAACTTGTACAACTGCACCATTTTCAAAGTGTGAAGAAACATCAAAGACACCTGCTGTTCCTGTAAAGTTATTTGAGAAGTCTAAGTTCATGGAAACATCAAACTCTGAAAAAATAAATTTTTGTGTTCCATTTCCAACATCATAAAGGCCAAGAACAAACACTCTTTCATCAATTGTGCAGATAGAATGAAACTTACCTGATGTTGTAAACTGGCTCCATCCAGCACGTTGCTCACTTCTGTTTGAAGTAAACACTGCTATAGTGCCATCAGTATTTATAAAAAACGCATAAGATTCCGGTCTATTGATAGCACCTCTTAAAACACTTGTTTGTATTACATTTTTTATTAAGTGAGGTGATAACTGACTTATAGAATTAGATACATAAGCACCTTCACTATCGTCATAAACAAATTCTCTAATTACAGACCCATGTCTCTGCACATATATCGTTGCACCATCAAAAGAATACGGTCTCATAAACTCTGAACCGTATGGAGTTTGTCTTTTTATTTGAGCGTTAGTAGGTGTAATAGGTTTTTCTGAAAATGCTGGAATATAAAACTCAGATGTAGATGTGAGAACTTGTAAATCACGATTAGATATAATGTGCCTTATAGTGTTTATCTCACCAATGCTTAAAGTAAGATCTATTGCATCATTATCCTGTCCATCACCAACGTCAAAATTAAAATATTCAGAACTTTTGCTGCCCCATAAACCATCTGGTTGAGCAATAGTACCCCCAAACCACAGCCTATTTTCATGGAATGCTACCGCTGCTGGGTAGCCGCGCAATGAAGAATATGATTGCTCAGACCAAGCGGTTGTAGGCGCATGCGTGGTTATCTTGGGAGAACCACCCCCAACAACAGATTCATTTGCATTTGCACCCGCTGCAAATACGAAAACATTTTCATCAATTACTTCTGCAACAGTTCGCGTACCGTTTATATTAGTTCTTGCTATTCCACCAACAGCACCTGCTGAAGCTACTACAAAAGAATCTCCAACTTTTAATCCATGTAAAGCAAAGGTAACTTGTATGTCGGCAAGGCCATCTGTAGTTTCCAGCGCATCTACATCAAGGCGAACAGTTAATGAATTTTGTATGTTTCCAATTGCTTGTGTTGCTGATTGAACAGAAGTTATATATATTTCGTTATCATGATATCTTAATGTAACGCCAACGTGTTTTGAATTTGGATAAACACCACCGCTTGCACCACCGCTAGTGTCAAAATAAGCTGCGCTTGTTACGACTGTAACTCCACTGCCACTTGAGGCAGATGGGTCTAGCGTAATGCCAAGCGGTTGAAAAGAATAATATGGTTGATTGTTTCTGTATCCATCTGCGCTATCTTCAAAAGAAAATGTTTCTATAAAAAAAGTAGTTAAACCTGTGCGTACAAGTTTACGCGTCATAAAAGTTTGATGTGCAATAAACATTACATCACCAGATTGAGCAAATGTTAATTCAGGAAGAATTTCGTCAGTAAAAGGTAATGCATTATAACTAGAGTCCACTGATGCAGCCATGCACATAGCTACGTTACCAGTTACAGGGTCAATTTGAAAAACTCTGTACGCTCCATTTTCAAGCGAAACAATATAACGCTCATCATCAGAAAATATAAATGGAACAAGTCTTATTTGCTGCGGCTTACTTGAGTCGTAAGTTGTTTCATACTCATATATTCTTTTGCTGCCGAAGCGTTTTACTAAGCCGCCTTCATTACGCAACAAAAAATTATTAATAGTTTTAGCTGCGTTTGGATATACCTTTGTATCTGTCCTTGAAATCAAAGACGGACTTACTTCACCAAATTGAAAGTTTGTAAGCGGAACCAATATTCTAGGCATTAGCTACGCCTTTCAGCAATAAACCTCGAAGTAGTAAGTTTTCTTGAAGTCTGCTGCTGTGAGTCAAGACTTCTCGCCTTTGCCATTGACTCTCTAGCCTGCTCTTTCATAAGAGAAGCAAGCGTTGCATCTCTTGCAATAGACGTTGCAAAAACTACAGACAAAGAATATTCGACAGCTATTGTAAAATATGAAGGCCAGTCTTGTTCATTGGCTCTAAATGTGTAATCAGCTACAACAATGTCAGCGGGGTCTGTATCAGCAAAAACTTTATTACCATATATTTGATATTCAATAGGCAAATCACCTACTGTAACAGCATGTAGCATTAATAAATCTGCTGGAAGTTGATACGCCCTGTCGTATCTGCCTGTAGGTTTGGCAGATAATAAATTTAACAACCCCTGATTTGTCGCAAATCTCCAGCGTGAATTTACTAATGACGCTCTGGCAACATCTTCATACATATTTGAGGCCACAAGTGCTTCAGTTGTATTCTCATCAAATGATGTAATTGGATCTGCGCCAATAAGAATTAACGCTCTAGCGCAAATATCTATTGGTGAATTAGCTGTTGTACTGGTAACTGCCATATATGGTTAGGGGGGTAAGTTAATACCTTAACCCCCCTACTCCTTTAGTCTGTGTCTGTTTCAACTATAGCTGTACCGTCAGATACATCTACAACAGAACCAGTATTGGAAAGCACACTAACAAAACTTGTTGTTGGTGTGTTCGTATCAGCTACAATAATAACATCGCGAACATTAAGCATGTTTGCTGCGTCATTAAAGTAACCTTCTGTATTTACAGTAGCAATAGCGTCTGCGGTAGTATAAAACCACAGATTGCCATTAGACGCCCCTGCAAGACGATTAAGACCAGATGATGCATATGCCATGTCTAATCCTCCTAGTTGTTGTCAAGGACTTCATAGATACCATTGTCATCAATAACAATAGAACCCATGGACATCATTGAGGTTGCAAGGTGTGACACACGCTCTGGGACATAGTTCAGTTCAGTCGTAACGTCTGCACCGATACCAAGTCCAATAGATGATGTGTGATACGCCATATTTTTACCAGCAGTAACGGCTGATGTAGAGAAAATCTTGAAACCAAGAAATTCTTTCATTGTCATGCCGCCAGCAAAAGGAAGGCTTTGCTCACCAACAAAGTCACTTGAAGCAAACTCAGTAATGTTGAACAAGTCAGCGTAACCAGCAGGGTGCATCGCAAGATAACGCCCACCATCTTCTGGGATGTTAGCTGAACCAAATGTTTCAAAAAGAGTCAACAGATTTGCTTTTGTAAGAGCAGCACCAGTTGCGCTAATTTGAGTTGAGTTTGCGCCAGCATCCATAGCAGTGATAAGAATCTCATCAGTCTTACGACCAAGGGCAGCGGCAGCAGATTTTGCTACAGCTTGACGCTCATCAATGTTTGTCTTCAGTTCGTCTAGCTTGTCGATATACTCGGCAGCATAAAAATCAGACATTGTTGCTTCTACGTTGGTGTGTGCTAACTCCATTGGAGTTACCATACCGTTTCGTGATTTAGTTGAAGCAGAGCCTGTTCCAATCTTTTGGAATCGAACAGTGTTCCCACGGACGCTTGATACAGTACGCACAGTGTTCCGCAGTTTAGA